ATTTCGCATATTTATATAAAAAGCTAATAATATTAAAATAAAAAACGATATCTAAATGCCAGCAAACAGTGTATTTGTAAGCCCAGGGGTGTTTACCTCAGAAACCGACTTATCTTTCGTTACTCGACAGATTGGTGTGACCACATTAGGTTTAGTAGGTGAAACCGTTAAAGGTCCCGCTTTCCAACCCGTGTTCGTAACAAACTATGACGAGTTTACAGCGTTCTTTGGTGGTCAGAACCCAACTAAATTTAAAGCTACAGGTTATCCTCAATACGAATTACCGTATGTAGCCAAATCATACCTTACCCAATCAAACCAATTGTTTGTCACTAGGGTATTGGGATTTTCAGGTTATGACGCAGGTCCAGCTTGGGGTATCACTTTGGATGCCGCATTGGACCCATCAACCGTTACAACCGCATCCACAACAAGCTATTCTGGTTTCAGTGGTAACTCGCTTATCACATTCCAAGTAAGTTCAGGTGGTACACTCACTTATCAAAGTGCCGACTCTACCGTTCAAGCATTGATTAGCGAGAATCTTCTTACTTCTCAATTATCATTCTTAGCTTCAGCTAGTGTGGGTGACCCTACAAATATTCCAGCTACTTACTTATCTACTCAAACTAATAACGTATTCTCTGGAGCATCATTTAATCTAGTTGTAACTGATATAGTTCCATCTGGTGCGACAGCTTATACTGGTTACACTTCTGGTGTTACCATTACTTTGACTGGTACAGGTTATACAGGTATTGAAGATAAAATCGTAGCATTACTACGTTCACGTGGTGAATACTTCGGAACTCAACAAATCACATTTGAGGTAACTGGTAGTTCTACCTCTAACGCAACATTCGTTGAGTTTGCGTCAACCCCAACTAGCGCGAGTAGCGACCCATACGGTGATTTCGCGTTATCTGGTAATGCATTTACTCTAGGCAACTTTGATTATAATTGTTCATTTGACCCATCTAAACAAAACTATATCACAAGGGTATTGGGTAGATCGGAAAAAGACGGTAAAACAGCTTTATTTGTTGAAGAGATTTATCAGAATATGTTGGACAATGATATATCTGATGGTAAAGTAAGAGCAATAAACTTAGTTAGTTTAACGGATTACTCTAGTGTTTTGGGTGAACCTTTCGATAATTATCTACAAGAATTCTCGCCAGCCGTTACACCATATGTCGTATCAGAACTTAGGGGTACTAACCTTCTTAGACTATTCAGACTTTGGACAATTTCTGACGGAAATACCGCTAACGAAGACATTAAGATCTCAATCACTAATATTAAACCTAGTGAGCGTGAATTCGATATTGAAATTCGTAGATTTAGCGATACTGATGCAAATAAATTTGTATTGGAGCGGTTCTCAAGACTTTCTATGGACCCTAGAGGAAATAACTATATCGCAAGACGTATAGGTACTTTGGATGGTGAATATGCCTCTAATTCTACGTATGTTCTTGTTGAAATGGATGACACGTCTGACACATCAACCACTTTCCCAGCTGGTTTCATAGGTTACCCACAAAGAGACTACAACCAAGTGTCTAATAACGTGGTATTCCCGAATATCACATATAAAAAGACTTATGGTGGATATGAGAATAAACGCAAAGCTTTCTTAGGTTTGTCTAATATAGTTGGTATCGACCAAGATTTCTTTGATTATAAAGGTGTTCCTGATATTAGTGGACTTGATATGTGGACTGGTCTTACAAAAGGCTTCCACATGGATATCAGTGCAACTGGCGCTACCATTGATGGTATTGAAATAGTTATTAACGCTTCAGGTGGCACATATTCTCCAATATTCTTATTCGATACTGGTTGCTGCCCATTCCAAACAGAAGCTGGTATACAAGGTACTGCTTATGAAAAAATCTTCGCAAGAAAATTCACATTCGCACCTTACGGAGGTTTTGATGGTTGGGACGTTTATAGAGATAGACGAACCAATACTGACCCATACTTGATTAACGGAATCGCTGGTCAAGATGGTCTGATTGGTGGTGCTAATGCAACATTTAAAAACCGAGTATTGAGCAATGGTGATGAAGGAATCAACTCAGATTACTACGCTTACCTTGAAGCTATTTGGACATTCAGTAACCCTGAAGCTGTGAACGTTAATGTGTTCGCCACACCAGGCATTGATACTGATGAAAACACCAACCTCATAGAAGAGGCCATCGAAATGATTGAGCAAGATAGAGCTGACTCTTGGTACATCGTAACAACACCTGACCTTAGCGCTTCTGGTGAGATTTTACCCGCAGATGAAATTGTTGATAGGTTGGATGGTCTATATGATTCAAGCTACACGTCAACATACTATCCTTGGATTCAAGTGAATGATACCGAAAACAATGTCTATATTTGGTTACCACCTACTAGAGATGTTGTTAGAAACACTGCTCTTACCGATAATATCGCATTCCCATGGTTCGCGGTAGCTGGTATACAGAGAGGTAACGTTGACGCAATCAAAGCACGTAAAAAACTTACCCTATCTGAACGAGATATCCTTTATGCTGGTAGAGTTAACCCTGTTATTACTTTCGCTTCAGAAGGTATTAAACTTTGGGGTAATAAAACCCTACAAGTTAGAGAGTCCGCTCTTGATAGAATCAACGTAAGACGTCTGCTTTTGCAAGCGCGTAAACTTATCTCTGCTGTAGCTATAAGATTGCTGTTCGAACAGAATGATGACGTTGTTAGAAATCAGTTCTTAAGTTTAGTTAACCCTATCCTAGATAATATTAGGTCTTCAAGAGGTCTTACTGACTTTAGAGTGGTTCTAGTTGATACACCTGAATCAATTGATAGAAATGAGCTTAATGGTAGAATATTTATTAAACCTACAAGATCATTAGAGTTTATCAATATCGAATTTGTCGTCACAAATACAGGGGCTTCATTTGACAACATCTAATAACACATAGGTATATAAAGAAAAAAGCCCAGATTATTCTGGGCTTTTTTCGTATGTGATTGTTCCACAGTCATATATCCGATAGATACCTCTAGATAGCATTATCTCTCTTTCGGTACTATTAGTAGTGTCGAAACCTTCTTTCCTTAACATAGATTTTCTAAAATTAAATCTATGTGCTCGTTTATTATTAACCACATACCAATAATTAGGTTTATTTATCCTTGTTTGGGTGAACCCTAATGTATCGTATATCGACCCTTCGCTCCATCGCCTGTCTGCGTAACTGATTAACTTGATTTGACCGTATGTGTTATAGAAGAATTTTAATAATTTAGACGCACCACCTACCACCGATGTATCGATTTTGTTACAGAATCGACTCAATTCATAGTGTTCGCCTGATGAACCAACACCCAATCTAGGTTTATTGAAATGCATTGATGATACTATCTCACCTTTATGTGTCAGACAGATGTTAATACTCGATTTAACTGAACCTTGCAGGTGATTTTCATTTAAGAATACATCACGCTCAGTATTCGCCATAATACTAAGTTCACAATTTCTAGCGTATATCTTATTATCGGTTACACCCAATATGTTCTTTAACCGTGATTTAACAACATCTTTTTTATATTTCCACTCGTCCTCGAATATGTGGATAAGTCTGATATTTTTAGCTTCGCATAGATTGGTTTTGTTAATATGGTAGTCATCGGATTTATATAATTCAGAATGCCAATATATTCCATCAAATTCTATTGCGATATTTTTTGAGGGTATGTATAAATCTAATTGGTGCGGTGAAATTATGCTTCTACTTGATGTGACGGTATCGTAGTTAAGACTTCTTATAAAATCGTTTAATTCTATTTCATAACTAGATACGCTAGACGTACACTTAGGACAACCGTGACCATTGTTGTGGTCATATACAACCTGTTTAAAACTACCGTGTATCGGACATTCAATATCTATCTTACTATGTGAATTCATATAGTCAGAAAGATTATAATTATATTTATTATTATGTTTAATTTTAAGTTTTGTAATTAAATCATAGGTAGAAACTTTTAACTTTTTACTAACGCTTTCTTTACCACATTTATAGCAACCTTGATTATTTAAGTGTTTAGCTGGTGACTGTTCAAACTCTCCGTGTTCCGAACAAATTATTTTAACTTTTGATTTGGAGCTGATATATTCAACTTTAGTGTAATCATATTTATCATCATGGACTTCTTTAGCTTTAGCTATGAACGTTTCTGTATCATATGTTTTTTTTAACACCCTACTGTTAATCGCACATTTAGGACAACCTTGACCGTTTGTGTGGTGAGATGCTAGTTGTTCAAACTCTCCGTGTTCTGAACACATTATTAGAATTTTAGTACTAGCGTTATAATACTCTGACTTCGAGTAGTCATATTTAGCACCGTGAATCTCTTTTGATTTATTTATGAACGCTTCAGTTGAGTCAATCCGTGGCGCTTGACATTTTGGACAGCCGTTCCACCCTCTTAGATGATTTGACGGTGTTTGTTTGAATGTTTGATTATGTTCAACACACAATATATCAACTTCAGTTGTGCTATTTATATAAAGAATACCGCTATAATCATATTTATCGACATAGTTTTTTTTAGCTTTTTCTATAAAAGTTTCAGTTTTATTTTTTTTCATGTTTTTTTTTCCGTTACTACATATTTACTAACAAAGGTAATAATAAATATCATAAACTAAATAAAAAAATGAGCGACTTACTTATAAAAATGCCACTTCCTTACGAACCGAAAAGGAAAAACCGATTTTTGCTTAGATTCCCTTCGGAATTAGGTATACAAGAGTGGTGGTTGGCGTCAGCAGCGAGACCTACAATTACGCAATCTGACGTTGAGATACCATTCTTAAATACGTCAACATACGTATTGGGTAGGTTCACTTGGGAGACAATCGATGTTACGTTCAGAGACGCTATCGCACCATCAAGTACACAAGCTATTATGGAATGGGTAAGATTGGGTTCTGAATCTGTAACTGGTAGACAAGGGTATGCGGTAGGTTACAAGAAAGATGTTGAATTGGAAATGCTTGACCCAACTGGTGTGGTTATTGAGAAATGGGTTTTACAAGGTACAATGTTGACCACGGTGTCTTTCGGTGACCTCAGCATGGATGATGACGGCATCGCTGAAATCAACGCCACGTTAAGATTTGACAGAGCTATTCTCCTTTGGTAATATTTACAATAATTTGATTCAAACGTAACGTTATTCATATTTGGATAACGTTACGTTTTTTTTATTATATTTGTGGTTATGAACTACGTGGAATTCTTCACCCAAAATAACGCCAACGGTCTTAAGACCAAGGAAACGTATTTATCTGAAACATATCCAGATATATACAAAAATATCGTTTCACATTCTGAGTCCAACTGGTTTAAAGATTTATATTTCAAGGAGAAGATATGGTATTTCATGAACGGAGTGACCGATAAGGTATCTTGTTATCATTGCGGAGCTGATGTTAAATTTAAGGGTACGCTAAATAAGGGCTACGGTAAATTCTGTTCTTTGGGTTGTGCTAATGATAGTGGTATTTTGATTAAACTTCAGAAGGCTGCTATATTTAACAAGTACGGAATTGAGAGTACTAATCAACTTGAGTCTGTTAAGGATAAGAAGAAATTATCGTATATTAAGAATTATGGGGTTGATAACCCTATGAAGTCAGATGTGGTTAAAAAGAAGTTGGTTGATACTGTTATTTCCACATATGGTGTTGACAACCCTATGAAATCTGAAACAGTTAGGGATAAGGTTGTTGAAACTTGTATCGCTCGTTATGGACATGTTAACCCGTTTCAATCTGAAAAGGTGAAAAATAAAATAAAATTAACAAATAACAAAAATTTAGGTGTTGATTACCCTACTCAAGCTGAGTCGGTTAAATCTAAATTGAGAGGAAATTATATCGCTAAACTTAAAGAGCGACACCCCTATATTTTGGGCGTAGATGGAAACATGCTTGAATGCGAATGTGACCGTTGTGGTTTAGCATATGAAATAAGTAGGGTATTACTCAATGAAAGGCATCGTGAAGGTTACTTATTGTGTACTGAATGCAATCCAATAGGTTCTAATTCAGTCAGTGATGCTGAGAAAAAAATAGTGGCGCATATTAGGGGTTTGGGTATCGATGTGATTGAGAATGACACTGAAGTATTGGCTGGTATGGAGCTTGATATTTACATACCTAGTCATAATTTAGCGATAGAATACAATGGTTTATATTGGCATTCTGAGTTATACAAATCGAATGATTACCATTTGAATAAAACGAAACTGTGCGAGGATAAGGGTATTCGTCTCATACATGTATTTGAAGACGAATGGCAATTCAAACAAGATATTGTTAAATCCAGAATAAATAATATTCTTGGTGTAAATAGTCTTAAAATATATGCTAGAAAGTGTGAGATAAAAGAGGTTTCAGTTACTGATGCTAGATTATTTTTGGAAGCTAATCATATACAAGGATTTGCGAAATCAAAGATTAAATTGGGTTTGTATTTTAACGGTGAGTTGGTGTCTTTGATGACATTCGGTCACGGTAGGGTACTTATGGGTGGTAAGGTCAACGAATGGGAACTTGTTAGGTTTTCCAACTGTTTAAATACAACGGTTGTTGGTGGGGCAAGCAAACTTCTTAAAAGCTTTATTAATAAACACCAACCTAAGACTATTATAAGTTACGCTGACAAAAGGTGGAGTCAAGGTGAACTATATAATGTCCTTGGGTTTGTTCACATACATGATAGCATACCAAATTATTGGTACGTGATTAACAATACTAGGGAATACCGTTTTAAATATAGAAAAAGTGAGCTTATCAAAAATGGCTTTAGCGGTGAGTTAAGTGAACGACAAATAATGTCGGATAATAAGAGATATCGCATTTACGATTGTGGTAATATGAGGTTCCAGATGAACCTTTACAATTAATGGTTTTAGTATATCATTAAAAAAACCTTGTTTAAGGCTATTTATTGATATATACCATTGATTATGAACGATTACCACTACTTAACAAAAAAACAGATATATGAGAACTTTGATGTTGAATATATCAGAAAACTTATTGCCTATACTGAGGCTAAGCACCCTATTAGGGTAAAAAATATCGAGACACTAGCTTTATTTGAAGAGTTTGGTGGTGAACAGCCTAAAAATGTTTTGGTTGACGATATTAAAGTCGACAACAAATATAAGATAAACGAAGAGGCTACGATTGAAATTCCAAAAGCTCTATTTGAGGAAATGGTTAGATTCATGAATAATAATAAAGCAAAATAAACAAACATGTCAGATATTAAACCAAATGTATTTCCGTCAAAAGATGGTTCAGATAAAAAAGAACTTTATGTGACTCCAGCTTCAACTGAGGCTGAATCTAAGGCTGTTGACGAAATGAGGAAAAGGACTGAGGCGCAGTTGGCTCAGATGAATAAGCCTAAAGTTGATGTACCAACACCATCTGTGAGTGTTATTGAGGAGCCTAAAGACGTTATATCACCTTTGGCTGAGCCTAAGTGGGGTGCGCCTTATGATTTGGTTCCTTTACCATCTAAGGGTAAGTTGTATAAGGGTATGCGTGATGTCGTTAGAGTTTCTTATATGAGTGGTTCTGACGAGAATATTCTTACGTCACCTAATCTTCTTAAGAGTGGAAAGTTCTTGGAGGTGTTGATTAGGAGAAATCTTTTGGAGGCCAATCTAGATTATCGTAAGTTGCATACAGGTGATAGAAATGCTCTTATGGTTTGGTTGAGGTCAACCGCTTTTGGTCACATGTATCCTATTTCTATCTATAATAGTAAAGGTGAGGTTGAAGATATTGAATTTGATTTGTCAACTTTGAAAACTATTGAGTTGACGGTTGATCCAGATGAGAACGGCAATTTCGAACATATATGTCCAATCACAAGTGATGTAATTAAGTTCAAATTCATTAATATAGGTGATGAAGAAGATATTGAGAGTATGTTGAACGCTGATGTTAATAATGGTGCTGAGGTTAACAATAGGTCAACTTATACATTGCAGAGACAGATTGTTTCAGTTAACGATATTAGTGATTTTGAATATATTAAAACATACGTTGATAATATGAGGGTTGGTGCCATTAAGGTATTTAGAAAATACGTAACTAACATTGAGTCGGGCATAGACTTACAAGTGCAAATTCGGACAAGTGGGGGTGAGTCCATTACTACATTTCTTCCCATTAACGTCAACTTTTTTTGGCCTGACATCTGATTATAGGGCTTGGTGGGAGGAGGAGTTATTTGTTTGTAGAAAACACATTGGCTGGTCTTATGAAGACTTGATGAGTATGTCTATTAATAGTAGGCGTTATCAGATACACCTTTTAAAGAACGAGAATAAGGCCAGAGACGAGCACCATCAAGAACAGATTGATGACGTCAGGTCTAAATCAACAGGTACCAGAACCAAAAGAGTTTCTGGCGATGAATTAAAGGCTAAGATAAAACGAGGTGAGGTGACTTAAAAGTGGGTTACATCATATTTATCTATAAACCTATTCTTTCGCCATGAAGATTTTTATAACCGAGTCCCAATTCAAGCGCATCGTTGAAGCCGTTGACCTTAATAATTCTTTTAAGAATTTAAAGGTTAATGATGTATTGGTGTTGAGCGTTGATAATTCAAAAGATAGTTTTGATTATAAGTTCAGGGTCGTTGAAGATATGGACGACACTTGGAAGTTGGCCAATTTAAATCGTGGTAGCGTCAATGTTGGATTTGATTGGTATGTCGAGAAGAATGAGGCTATTAATGATTCAAAGGTAATTTTAGTTAAAGTATCTAAAAAAGATAAGACAGGTAAGAGAGAAAAAGCAACGTTAAAGAACGTTAAGTCGGCCAAAGTCGGTGATTATGCGCTATCGTTAGCTAATGCAGGTGATAATGTTGACCCTAAAGATATAGAAAAATCGTATGACCTAGCTTTAAGTAAAATTAAAGAGGCTGAACCAAATATAGATGCCGATTCGGCTCATGAAAAGGCCTTTGTAATAGTGAATAAAGAGTTCGGTGACGACCCAGAAGTAGAGATTATTTATAATAAGAAGAAAAAAGAGGTAAACCCTGATTTCTTTAATACAAATGCGGAAGATATCGATTATATGGATGTGTCTGATTTGGATGCGTTGGTTAAACAATTTAAAGCTGGTGAGGGTGTAAGGTTCACGTTAAGAGACGATGATTCTTTATCTGTTATTAATTTCAATGTACTATCAATTAGTGGTAATACTGCAAATATTAAACTGATAGAGACTGATAGTAGTGAATATAATAAATACAGAAAAGCTAGATTTGTCATGAATTTTGATGGGTCTTATATAACAGTTAACGATAATAAAACAAGTGATATAAAATTACCAATTGCTGATACAGGTGGTGATATAACGATTAAAAATGTTGTTAAAATTAATGCTACTCCAGAAAATGATGATGAGGTAAAGGTCGATAAGGAAATGTTGTTGAAATATATACAATCTGACCCAGTATTAATGAATGCATTTGCTAAAACACCTACACTTATGGGTTTAATAAATGTGGGTGATGTTAGAGGATTATCAAAAGCTTATGAATTATTGAGTAAAGCTGGTTTTGATTTCGATGGTTCACAATCGGAAGATATTAAATCTGGTAATTTTTCTGATAAATTCAGTAGTAATTATTCATCTAAAATAAGATTATTAACGGATGTTAACTTTTTCGAAGGTGAAAAAATAGTGGCTGGTGATAAGGTAGTTAGGGTTAAGAGGTCGAAGAATACTGTAATTTTAACAGATACTGATGGTAACACATATAAAATATTAAAAGATTTGAACGGGGATATTTATGAAGTTAATGCTCAGAGAAAGCAAGACAAATCTGGTATTAAGGTAAAAATAAAAGTGTTAGATTATAAAACACAAAATTAAAAAATATTATTGATATAAATTAATATAATGGCGTTGAACCAACAAGATTTAAATGCGGTTTCAGCAAGTTTGTTAGAACAAGTAAACTTGCAAAATAAAATCTCTTCAGATTTTAACGCATATTTAGCTGCCGTTAAAAAACTAGGTGAGTTACAACAAAATATAAACCATTTACAAGCTAATATACCTGACTTAATTCAAAAAGCTAAGGATGCAGATAAAAAGAAAGCAGATGCCGATTTAGCTCATCAAGCAGCGATAACTAGCGGTATTCAGACTGAAATAGATTTAAAAAAAGAATTATTTGACATAGCTGAGGCTGAAGCTAAAATGGCTGGAAAGGCCGTAAAGTATAATCAAAATCAATTATTAGCACTAAACCAACAAAGTAAAACTTTAACAGGTATAGTTAAAAAGGCTAATCTGGCCAATTTAGCATATGTCGAGACTGGTAAGGTATGGAATAAATTACCTAGATTAGCCAGCGAGTTTTATCGTGAAATAAAAAGTCTAGCTGCGGTTCAGATGTCGAAGGACATTAAACAGGCTGAGCTAAGTATGGGTATATTGGGTAATCAGTCCCAATACTTCTCCAAAGGCATATCTAAAGCCTCAGAAAGCACCATACAGTTAGGTTTCGGTATAACCGATATAGCTAGGTCACAAGCAGCTTATTCTGAAGAGATAGGTAGGTCATCCATGATGACTGAGTCTGGTATCATAGCTATGGCTGAAATGGCCAAGGGTACCACTTTAGGGGTCGAAGGCGCTGCGATTATGGCGGCTGACATGGAGCGTTTCGGAGTCAGCGTGGAGGGGTCTAGGGATATGATTCAAGAGACGGTTGACATCGCCGCTAAGATGGGTGTTAACTCGACAAAAGCAATAAAGGAGCTAACTAAGAACCTTAAGGTGGCTCAGACCTTTCATTTTAAAGGTGGTATTAGAGGAATGGTTGAAATGGCCTCATATGCCGCCAAAATGAAAGTGGATTTGAATGGATTGACAGGTATGGCTGATAAGGTTTTCAGACCAGAGGGTGCGGTTGAGATGTCCGCAAGATTGCAGACTATGGGTGGCGCTTTTGCTCAGCTTGGAAACCCATTTGAATTGATGTTCAAAGCGAGGAATGATTTTGGCGCTTTTACAAAGGATATCGCTAATGCCACATCTGAATTGGCTCAATTCAATGAATCATCGGGTAACTTTGAGATAAGTGGATTGCAATTGGATAGATTGCGAGAGATTGCTACGATAACGGGTATAGGTGCGGATCAATTGTCAGATATGGCAATAGCTGGTGCTAAGTTTAATAGTATAAAGTCACTAATACCAGGTACGTTTAATCCAGAAGACCAAGAATTAATATCTTCATTGGCTGAAATGAAGGATGGTAAATATAAGATTAATATTAGCGGTAAAGAATTAAACCTTAATGAATTAACTCAACCATTATTAGACGCGTTTAAAGGCGAGAAAGAAACTTTAGCTGACAGAGCTAAACAAGCCCAGACCTTTGATGATGCGTTCACTAATTTGGTTAATCAGTTCAAATCGACTTTATTACCGTTTGTTGAGGCTTTAAATATAGCGTTAGTAATACCTATTGCAAATCTACAAGAAATACTTAAAGATGAAAATGTGTTAGCTAACATTAAATCAGTAGCTGAAACGGTAGGTACTATTGTAGGGGCAATCGGAAAATTTATAGTTGAAAACCCAGTAGCTGCATTAGTAACGGCTTTAGGTGGTACATTACTATTCAATGCTGCAAAATGGTTTGCTCAAGGAGTGTCGTTAGGTTTGGGTTTTAATACGGTTGCCAGAGCTGGCGGTGGTGGTGGTGGTGGCGGTGGTTTTGGTACTAGAAATATGGCTGCTATGGATAAATTAGGAATGTCAACTATGGGTAAATTTGGTGCTAATTTTAAAGGTGTTGCTGGTTCTTCGGCTGCAAAATTAGGTGGCGTTGCAGCTGGTGGTTTTGCAATGTATGATGAGTATAATGAACAGAGGGAAAAGGGCAAAGGTTTTGGTACATCTCTCGCTAGAGGTGGATTAAAAGGTGCTGGAGCTGGTTTAGGTGCTTGGGGTGGAGCTGCGGCTGGTGGCGCTATTGGAGCTTTTGGTGGACCATTAGCCCCCATTACCGTACCTCTAGGCATGTTAATTGGTGGTGGTATAGGTGCGTATGCGGGAGGCAAGGCAACTGATTTAGATACTTATGGTGTCGATGACGCAGTAGTCAAGTTCAATCCACAGGATAAAGTGGTATCAATGAGCGATGGAATGGTTGCATCGACCAGCAAAGGGAAAATTGATGACCTTGTTGGTGGTGGTGGAACCATGAAATCACAGAAAATTGAGTTTGGAAAGCTAGAGATATCTGGTACTATAAAGTTAGAAATGCCTGGTAATCTAGTATCGTCAATTGACTTGGCTAATGAACCAGAATTTATCAGAAAATTATCAACTTTAATATCACAACAGACAAGAATTAACCTATCTGGTGGTAAATTGTCACCAAATCCATATTAATTTCACCATTGTTGAAAAAAAAATGAGTTACCACCATTGACTTTTAGTTTTTTATCCGTATCTTTGTGTTATCTCAAGGGGGGATAAGGGGGGTCAGAGTATATATATCTATATATATATTATAATTAAATATATTAATAATAAATAAATATATAATTAAATAAATATATAATTAATAATAAATAATTATGAATAAAAATATTTTTAATAGGCATGATATGCCTTCTATTGATGTAACGGTACCATTATTGGCTATTTTAAAGCAGATGAAGGGACAATATCCAAATGACCAAGAGTTTGGTAAATTTGTTAGGTCATTTTTAAATAACTTAAAATAAGTAAAAAAACCCCATTCAGATATTTACAGCTATAGGATGTTAATTATCAGATGGGTTTATTAGATTCAGAATTAATAAAAGAAACTAGGGCTAAGTTATTAAGGCGTAACATAGTCTCAAAAACTGTTGAAAATAACGGTTTATCTAGTTTATTGTATAGTATAGGTAAACCAGCCGCAATAGATGGAATACCACCAAGTATAGTCGATAGTGAGGATTTAGAAGATATAGGTTCAACAGTACGTGATTTCCTTTTAGTTAAAAATAAATACATTGCAACACCAATACAATATGAAAGAGTTTCAATTGATACCACATCTACTGATATTACAATCCAATATCCAGACTATCTGGAGCGTATGGCAGGTTTGGTGGGAGGCGATTCTTCAAGTAACGCTGGCAGCGTCATCAACGGTGTTTTAGGTGGACTTGTACCTAAATATTCAGTAGGTGGTGGAAACCCACTATTTGATGTAACAGCCATTCTTGGTGGACGTAATCCGAGTAATGAGACTCCGCTGGGGGTTATTGGTGCTAATCAATTAGCATTTGCTATACAAGTAAATTCAGCATTCAATCTTTATGAAGAAACTATTGGTTCGATAAATACCAATCCAATAAGTTTATTGATGGGTAATCCTATCATATTCCCAAATTATAAAATTACTGTAGCGAAAGGTACTGGTGGAGTTATATTGGACTTTGCTGAAAGAATATTGGGATTCAACACACCTGTAAGTCTATTGGCTACATCATCATCCATATTCTATAGTGAGTCTGGTGATATAACCAATGTTGAGAGAGCTAATAATATGTTAGCCAATACGGGTAAGGGTCAAGTAAGTGCATTATTATGGTTAATGAACCTGAATACATATAAAGCAACATACGTAGACCCAAGAGACCCTAATGGAGGGGTCAGAGGTGAATTGTACGCGTTCCAATACGGTCAAGGGGATACCAATGGTGGTTACATCGTAGATATGTTGAATGGGACTGATAATAACCCAATTTCTAAAAGTAACTATGACCTTGAGAACATGGTCAGAGACTCTGGATTTAGGAGTATTAATGAAATACCTAAGATAGATGATGCAACATACGTTGATGTTGACGGGGCGTTATATAGTTCCCAATCTGAATTTACATGGGAACCATACACACCATTACCGTCAAATTTTAATAAAAAATCAATACTAAGTAAAACAAAGGGGTTATTTGAATCAGGTAAAATTAGATTTACTACTTTCGACCAAGCGATAATACAGTCAAAAACTGAAATTAATAGCTCAGTCTATGATAAGAACGGTACATCCTACATGCCTAATGGTAGTGGTAGTATAAAATTCAACGGTATAACTCCTGAAGCCAACCCTCAGAAGATGTTTTTTAGAACATTTAACAAGGTTAAACAGTATGATAGGGTAAAACGGTTACAGAAACATTCTGGAGTCAACCTAGAAGCTGGCGTGAGTTTAAAAAAAGATGCTAGGTTTTCAGTATTGGACGATAATGGATTTGTTAAAATTGCTCCATATTCTGAAAATTTATCTCAACAATCATCATCACAACTACCGTCAGGCGAAATTAAGAAATACATGTTCTCAATCGAGAACTTAGCTTGGAATGGATATACTAGCAATTTGATACCTGAAGAAATAGGTAATGGTGACCCTATAAGTGGACGTAAAGGTAGAATAATGTGGTTCCCACCCTATGATTTATCATTTACTGATAGCACTTCTGTGAATTGGGAAAAAACTGATTTTATCGGTAGAGGTGAACCCATATACACATACAATAATACGACTAGAACAGGTAGTCTACAATTTAAGATAATTATTGACCACCCATCTTATGTTAATAGTTTAAAGGGTGAAAGTGATGACTTGATAAACTCATTATTCACAGGAGGGTTTGAGGTTGATAAGCGTGTCATAAATCGGTTGACAGCAGACGAATTAGCTAAGGTAGATTTAGAAAATAACCAAGCGATAGATAAAGTTAACGATACAGAAGAGGCGTTTCCAGGACCTATAACCTATTATTTCCCATATAATTTTACTGAATTTACAAATGATTTTTCAGCTTCGGGGTCATTTGAAAGTGGGATAGGTATTAATGCTGACATAAATCCATCAGGATTTGGTTTTGGTTTAGGTCTATATACTGATATGAGTGGTATAACTAGAGTTGATTCTACTAATTATGGTTTAAATAAATCTAATACTATCACTCAGATATTTTCGATGAAAGAAATACTAAAGAGCTGTTTGGGTTGTAATATTAAAATAAAATATTATGGTGCAATAGGTGAAGACAACACGGCTAGAAAAATTAGGGCTGAAAACGTTGAGAAATGGATAAAGGACAACTGGATATCGCCAACTGACCCTTTAAAAGATAAAAGGATTAAACCATTAGTTGACGGTTTAACGGTTGACCCGACATTCATTGGACCCCCCTCACCAATTACAGATACTAAAAGTGTTAAAGAAAATATAAAAGTGGACATAACCTTTGGTTGGGATGCCAAGCTAAAAGAAGAGGCTAACCCTACTAAAAAGATACCAAACCCACTTGGCAACACAAATGTAACCAAACAATTAACTAATGGTATCAAGAGTCGATTCTATACAGAAGAGGGGTATTTCAGAAAATTAGAGCAAGAAGATAAATTCGTTTATGATTCAATAAGTGAGAAAATTGGATTCTTCCACCCAGCATTCCATTCAATAACCCCAGAGGGCTTTAATTCTAGGTTGACTTTCTTGCAGCAATGTACAAGACAAGGTCCAACGGTTTATCAGAACGGTGAGTCTGGTCCAACATTTGATTTG